ACTAGAGAAGTTGCGGAACTGTACCTCACCTGGATTACCTTCAGACTTGTACTGAATGTATATATCTTTTGAGTCTCTCATATTCGCACCAAGCTTGACACCAGTGAACACAGCAACAAGTGGTTTACCATTGTTGAAGAACTTGGAATGTGGAGTATCTTTTGGTCCAATTTTCTTTAATGAAATACCAATCATGTTTGTTTTTGCAAACTCATCAAAGACATATCGATTGTATTCACCTAATGTTGCAAAGTTTTTTTCTAACTTGAAACTCTTTTTAATCATCCAAATGTCGGCAGGATTCCATTTGTCATCGCCAGTAATACCACTGCCTTTTTTAAAATTGCGCCAGTTATCATAGATGGCATTCACTAAAGCACCACCACGATAAAACTTAAAATTCTTACCAATCTTGGCTCCAGGTACTTCATCAAAGATTAAATTGGCAGTTAAGATAACACTTCTGAACCAATTCTCATCCAGACCTTTCATGCAAGCCTCAAGTGTTCTGTCACAATCAGCATCAGCAATTGTGGCCTTTGTAACTTGAGACACATCAGTTAATGGTTTACCAAAATGTTGCCTTGTCGCACAAGCATATGCCTGCATACTTTCGGCCAATGCAGTCACTTCCGCACCGGCACCAGACTGTTTGCTTTCAGTATCTACGTTAACTTTTGATGGAATTTTCATACTCGGTCTCCTCAACCAAGTATTTATCCTACCAGGTTACCGAATAATGTCAAGCACTTTATCACCGGTCCAAACTTCTTGTTCGGTCCTGATACGATTTTCAGTCTTCAATGTCTCGAATCGATTGATGGCTTTCTTACGCCACCACTCAATGATGTTGTTTAAATGAAACTTCTCATAGTTTTCACCAGGTAATAACTTGTCGGTCTTACCATTGACAAAATCAACCATGTTCTTGTAACCATAATCAGAGATAAAGTATCGTTTCTGTTCATTCAGATTCTTGGCATTCTCAATCGTCTGTGCAAACTTGGTACCTTCTGGTGTACCTTTGAGTGCCACTTTAGTTAATGATATGATATGATTGGAGATTTTCAACTTACGTGATGATGCATCTTCTGGTGCAAGCGGTTCACCAATAATCTTTTCAACATAGTTCTTCAAGTCGGTATAAGTTTGGCCATGTAACATCGGTAAGAAATCTGAATCAGTAAGACCTTTGAAACGAATCAATGGTTTCATGCCGTCATACTGTGATACTGCCTTAGAAGAACCGTACAAACTAGTAGTCTCAAACAAACAGGTTGTCATCTTGTATTTCTGGTTCAGCATCTCACGTACTTCATGTGAGGTACAAATCGCAGCCAACAGTTTGCCACCAAGGTAATTATACCCGAATGGTTGTGCAGGTACAATAACAAAACCCATCGCAGCACATTGATTGAATCTCTGAGCACCGCCTTGGACTTGCGTAAACACTTGTCCAAGCATTTGATTTCGTGGCTTGCAGTTGATGACTGGAGAACCAAGACGAATGAAACCACACCACTTTCCAGACTTCTTCTCTAAGATTGCCAATCGTAGACAACGACCGGGTATACTTGTCATGTTTGAATGTGACGATATCATATCAAGGTAAATGTCCCATCGATCTTGAGGCAAGTCAACAACCTCAAATTGCATATCTGCCGGTGACATTGTAAAGTCGGAGAACAAGTCTTCTTCTGGTCCACATCCAGGTAACGTGAATGGTCTTTCTGACATTGCTGCCAGTTTCTGTTCACGCATATACTCATCTATGCGGCCAAACTTATCGAAATACTCCGAGAATACATTGGCAACATATGCACCTTGTTCTACTGTTAAACTCATACTTTAATTCCGTCAAATTTATTTCTACGTTCTCTATTACCAAATGTACTTAGTGGTTTATCTGGTTGACCAGAATCGGAGATATCGGTCTGTGCAGATTGTTCAGTATCATATAGTCTCATCTTTGACCGGTCAATACCAACAATGAAACGTTTGAATACACTAGGGTCTGAATAACGATTCTTCAATTGTTTCACCATAATCTGGTTCAATTGTTGCAGTTCTTCTGTACTAATCAACGCAAACATAAAGTCGGCAGTTGCAGGCAAACCAAACGATTCACTTGTGTCTGTCAAGTCAACATCGGTGTTGGTGAAACCAGACCGAGTTGTTTGTGTCGCAGTTACAATTGGCAGGCCGGCTTCAACGGCAAGACCACGCAACTCTTCAGCAATAGATTTAATATATGTATATGAGTTAACAGAACCACCAGGTTTGATACGTGAAGATGAACAAATATTCAAATAGTCAATAAAGATAATATCTGGTTTAAAACTTTTCTTCAACTGTAATTCTTGCAACAAAGCACGAAAGTGGAGTGCATTGGCTGCGGCAGTTGGATACTCTTTGATGATTAACTTGCCTTGTGTCTTGTTCTTTAGTACACCAAACTTACGTACATAATCATCCTTAGACATTACGTGTAGTTCATCCATTGTCACATTCAACAAGTTGGCATCGATACGTTCAGCAATCTTTTCTTCAGCCATTTCCATGGTGATGTACAAAACATTCTGTGCATTAGATAAACAACTTGCGGCAACGTGACACATGAACAAAGACTTACCAACACCAGTACCCGCAAGTGCAACATTCAATGTCTTAACTGGCAGACCACCTTTGGTAATCTTATTGAAAATATCAAGGTCAAACTTAACACGTGACTCAACTTTGTGGTACAGGTCATAACGATTTGAGAAGTCATCAATGTAATCGTGACCAACATTAGGGTCAAATGATACACCCAAGGCATCACTAAGAATCTTTGGAATCTCGCCTTTGGCTTTCTTATCACCTTTGTCATCTAGAATCGATACAGATTCCATGATGGCATTGTAGATTGCTTTGTCTTGGCAGAACTTCTCAGTCTGTTCAACCAACCATTTCATTTCAGTCGGTTCATCTTTGTGCTGATTGATATTCTGCAACAATTCCATGGAATTGCGAACTTCTTGCTCAGTTAACTTCTTACTCTCTGTAAGATTAATGATGAGTGCTTCGTGTGTCGGTAGACTATTGTACTTGTTGATAAAATCATCAACTTCTTTGTAAACTACTTTTTCGGTATTGTCTGAGAAATAATCTGTACGGAGAAACGGCAAAACTTTACGAGCAAACGTTTCATTGTAAATCAGATTCTTTAGAATCGAGTGTTCTAGTCTGTTCATTATGGCTTTCTTGATTAATAATAATATCTGTGAGAATGTCTCCCATCATTGTATGATATTCTTGGTCAGTTAGCAAGCTTGCATGGCCATGTTGACCTGGATTGTTTACGTTATAGGTAAACTGTAGTTGACCTAATTCGCCTTCTTCAAATCTAACATGACCATACGAGAATACTACACCTGAATACTTACCACCGGTAATTTCTACCATCGTGGAGTCTTCTTCAGGTAAGTTCAGAAACTTGTACTCAAGCTTCTTCTGCTTCTGCCGTATTGAAATCTTCTCCCATAATGTTGCCAAAAGCGATTTCATATTTCTTCCTTACAGATTCTTTAAATGATTCATTGACGAGCATACTAGACCAGAATTCTTCGGTATTAGTATCCTTTTCACGGAACTTCTTGTCTTCAATTTCACCAGTTTCTTTGTTGACACGTGAGTACCAACCATTGGATGGTTTGACTACGTGGCCAGATTCAAGAGCAACATCAAGTAAGCCAGACCACTTGCTAATGCCACCATCAAAAGATACAGAAACAGGAATTTTGGATTTTTCCCTAACATATCGTGATTTCTCCACATTGATAATAAAATTATAACCAGTTAATTCAGTTCCATCTTTCTCTTGCTGGCGACCAAGAATAAAAATGTTGTCGGCAGAATAGTAACTACCTGTGCCACCACCAACAATGTCTTTAGGGAACATTCCAATTTCTTTGTATGTGTGATTGACAACAACCATTGGAATATCTTTGAGTGACAAGTGTGGTGTGACCATACGGAACAAACTCTTCACCTGTTTTGCACGTGACATATCAGCAACTGACTTGCCTTCTAATGCATCATCTACTTCCTTTTTAGACGCAAGATTACCAATAGAATCAATAACAATAATAATATGCTCACCACGTTCAAACCCCTCAAGTTGCTTCATAATGTCAAACTTCAACTGCTCAATGTCAGTCAATGGTGTGTGTAAGACACGTTCAGTATCAATACCAAATGTATCAAAGTAGGACTGTGGAGTACCAAACTCAGAATCATAAAACAACATTACTGAATCTTGGTACTTGTCCATATAAGACTTGGCCATCAGCAAACTGAAAGCAGTCTTGAAGTGTTTAGAAGGACCTGCCCACATTGTAAGACCTGGGGTTAGACCACCATCTAAACGACCTGACAACGCCACGTTTATCATTGGGATAGATGTTGAAATCATATCCTTTTTGGTAAAGAACTTTGATGTTGCAAGCACAGCACTGTCTTTAATCGTACTGTTCTTTTTAATTTTATCTAATAAACTCATAATATTCCTTTAGTTAAAAAAACTATCCAATGAATTAGTCTTCTCTGTTTTCCAATCAATACAATCTAAAATCACTTTGATTGGTTCGAGGAAAGACTTATCAAACTGTGTGTCATAATCAATATACTCTTGTAGATTGAATTCTTTTGGCAATCGACCTGGAAAAGATACGACTGACTCTTTGAAATGGTTTGGAACTTTCAAGTATGTGAACTTGAGTTTCTCACCTTCTTGAATCAATGGATACTTCTTATCCAATTTATACTGCTTCAGGAAATGATTGTACACGATGGCACCACGAACATGAATCGGAGTACCCTTCTTGTACATTGTAACAGAATCAGAATAAGTTTTCAAGCCATTAAGTCCTCTTGGGAAAGAAATATCTTCAGCAGGTAAAGATTTAAATTCTTGCCTAAAGGTTTGGATGAAGTCTTGTACTTCTTCTTCGGTACCAAGCATCACCATTTTAATTAAGGTATTCATCTTCTCACGAATCGCAGCCGGTGTAGAAGACTTAATCATCTCAAGTCCCATCACCTTCATATGTGGTTCGTTGTACTGAACACCCTCATTGTTATATACATTAAGAATGTAACGTTTCTTGGCAGTCCAAATACCTTTGTCGGACAAACCTTCACGTTTCATTTGCATCTTTTGGGCATACGCATTAACATACGTAGCAAGTTCCTGGTAACTCTCATCAATAAATGGTTGTATCTTCTGCTCACATACTTTATCCATGAATTGGATAATCTGTTGTACGTTTGATTCTTTCGGATGCACCTTATCAACAAGCTCACCAAGACGGAGATAAATCGAATCTGTGTCTGAGGCGATAACATAATCTTTTTCGGTTTTTAATAGTTTGTTCATGTAAGAATTGATTTTATTCTCAATCCACTTAATACTAAGTTGACCTGCAGAGGTAACACCAAGAGCTTGTCGTAAATCATAGAATCGGAAATACTTGGAGCCTAAGGCACCGTATGCCGAATTCAGAGACACCTTCTTTGCTAGTTGTAGGTTATTATACCTAGCAATTCGTTTATCTAATTCATTCTTCTTTGTCTCATCAGTTTCAACTTCATAATCTTTCTTCGCCTGAATCATCATCTTTTTAAACTTCGAACGATCAATGTACATTTCTTCCAACATCTTTGGTAAGAAACCTTGTTTGGTCGTACTGAAGAACTGGCCATTCGGCGTGATAGTATAACCACTCATCTTTGATAGATCAACTGATTTAGTCAGCAGTTTATCAACGCTTACACCACGCATAATAATGTCACGCATATCTTGTGTGTAGTCTTGAGGCTCAATCAATGTCTCAGGTGAGATGTTGTATTGCATCATCAAGTGTGGGTACAAACTGTTCAAGTCAAATGAAGCAACACATTTATGCATTCCTTTCTGTGGGTCTTTAACATAAGCACCCTCGAAAGCAGCATCTTTGTCCTTCATAACCTTTGGTGGCACAATGATATTACGGTTCAACAAGTAACCATATGTCATTGCATCCCACATTCTAGTTTGTGCAAATACATCATCATAGTTACACTTCGTATCATAGGCAAGAGTAAGTGCCAATTCTAACAACTTCAACTTGTCGTCTAGTTTCAGAATCAATGCTACGTCTTTAATATTATACTCAATGAACTTTTGGTAATTCAAACGATACAACTGGTGCAAGTTGTCATACTCATCATATGAAATCTTACTCTCACCAATCTCAACGTTCGCAATATTATCCAAACGATATGACTCTTGTGATTTACCACCTGGCGCATACCATCTGTACAATTCAATATAGTCAAGTGTCGCAACACCCAACAATTCATATGCAATGTTTTCACGACCCATGGCCATGACCTTGCGTTCAGAAATCATATTCCATGGTGACAACTTTTTTGTGTCATCTTCACCAAGGATACGTGATAGACGATTGACCAAATATGGAATATCAAAGAACTTAATATTCCAACCACTTATAACATCTGGACAATTATTTGACCAGTGGTTGATAAATGTTTTGCAAAGGTCATACTCATCACGGCATTTAATGTATGTAACGTTATCATCATTATTAATATATTCACCACAACCCATTACGATTGTTTTACCACCGACACGTGTGATACAAATGGCAGTGATTGGTTCGTTGGCTTGATATGGATCAGGGAATCCATTTTCAGAACCAACCTCAATATCGATAACATCAATTGCAACATCTTCAAAGTCCCAATCGGTCATCTCTGGATGCTCATCAGCAATAAATGCATATTCGAATCTGGTTTGACCATAGATTTCAAAGTTTTGTACTTCATTGTACATCTTAACAAAATCACGTGCTTCACGGATAGATTCGAACTTCATAGGTTCAAGTGCTTCACCATTTAAGTTTTTAAACTTAGTTGGTTTATTAGACTTTAAAAACAAAGTCGGCGTGTAAGCAATTTTCATCTTAACACGCCGGCCGTTGTTTACACCTCTGTAGAAAATGTTGTTGCCAATAGAGGCAACATTTGTGTAATATTTTTTATTCATTCATACATTATATCAGAATTTTGGAATACTTGAGGCAATTTGAATGCCAGAACCAAATAACTTATTATACTCATTTTCCAATTCTACCATTGGAGTTGTAACGCAAAGAATATCGGACATGTCAAATGTGATGCCTGTTTTAAACTCTTGTGCATACTCCAAGAAAGGAGAGAATCCCATCATTGGACCATCTTTGGATGGTTGAACAATTACTTGTACAGTTTCTTTCACTGTAATTCTTTCATCATTCTCATAGACAACACTGGCAATGATTGTCTGATTTGTTTTAAAAGAAATTAACTTTACTGCCATTTCAAATCCTTGTTGAAGCTGGCACTACGGCCAAAGTTACCCAACGTTTTGGGTAAAGCATTTCACGACCATTAAACTCGGTCATGTTGAGTGTTGGGTCTTCAATAAGACCTACGACCTCTACCATATCATCGAATTCTCGCAAAAAGAAATCGTACTTATAGGCACGGGGAAGGCGATTAGCCTCAGCGAATTGTTTTGCGATTCTGTATGTTTCCATAATATCTCCGAAAGTTAATAACTAAATGTATTGTAACATAATCTTATTCATTATGCAACACTTATTTGTAATGATTACCTGAACCAAGTAATAATAGAATGCCTTGTTCCTTTTGTTACCGGCATAATCTGATGTGGGTATAGAAAGTTACTTGGGAACATTAATGCCGAACCCTTCTTTGGTGCATATCGTATAGTACCACCAAAGAAAGCAAACTCACCACCTTCAAAGTCATCATTCAATACCAAAGAACAGGAAACAATCCT